ATACGACCGAGTATAGGAGATACTGTCCACGGTTGAAACTTTGGACTTGGTAGATGTAGCATCGACGGAAACTGATACTCTCGAACATAGTCAAGAATCTTTTGTTCATCAGGTAAAGACACATCAATGTCAACGGGCATACATGCTATAGTCATTTTGTTTCTTCTAAAATCCTATCTATTAAATCTCTTGGGTAGTTTTTACGAAAACTATTAAAAGCAATTACTTGTAACTGTGTAGCAGGATAATCTGTATCAAAGTCTATGTTATATTTTTCCAATATAGGATATAAATTTTCTCTACGTCCACTGCTAATTTGTATGTTCATGTTGGCAAAACTATCGTAGCCTGCGTCAGCATCATAACAATAAAACCAATTTAATGGTACTAGTGATCCATTGCTTACTGTCCAACTGTTTGGATGTAAACTTAATTTAACAATATTTGCTAGACGCATTTCTTTAATACGTGCTATCCACTGTTCTTTCCAATTAGGTAATACTGCTTCGTAACTGCCTGCTTGTATTCCCTGCATAAGAAAGTCATCGCCTGGCCAGCGATAAACAATAGTTCTTGATGCTTCATCTACATCTACCATTTCTAACACAGGCATTGATTCTTTTGCCCTAGCATGATATTTTAATTCTTTACGAAATCTGTCTTCTAAGAGTGCATCAGTCCACTGTGCATTTTCTTCATCAAAAGGATGATAGCGTATATCACGTTGGAACTTTTGGCAATAATGTTTGCCCGATGGACTAACATAGGCACTGTAGACTAAATTGCCGCGAATGGTTTGTCCGTTTTCAGTGTTCCAATATAGGCTCCAATTTGAAGTATCAATCATGTTTTTTGTGATAAATTATAGTATACTATATTTATAGACCATATGATCCGCGGAATAAATTCTCTACCTTACATTAATCTCGATCCGTATATTGATATAAACGGCTTCTCTGCATTGCATTACGAAATATGCAAAGGAATCGTTATGGCCGATCATAAAAAAGAAGGCAACATGGTTAAGCCTGCTGCCGTCGAACAATACAAGTTTGAATTTAAACCTCTGTTTAAAGCACTAGAGGAATACCACGCACTACCAGATGACCACGAAATTAAAAGAATTGGAGTCGAAATCGGCGAATATAAGAACCGTGACAAGTTTATGCTGTTCTTAAAACTTGCCATGGGTGCATATGACCCATATCAGTTTATTTTTTTAAAGACAGAAGATGGCGGGTGGGAAACTAGGTTTGAAGAAAAAGCATGGACTGCTGATGCTATTAATTATTTTCCAAAAGTAAAAACATGGATTGAACAAGAAATACAAGATAAAGTTTTTAAAACCATTGGACGTATTATTATTTTTAAAGCCGAACACGATTGCAAAATGCAAGTACATAGAGACTTGCTAGAAGGCGAAAGTGATTACTACCCACACAGACACGAGTTTATTCACTTACGCCCTAACTTAGACAAACCTTTCTACATACAAGATCCTGAAAAGAATACTGCTGTTCCTGTAAAAAGTCGTGCTTGTTTCTTTAATGACTTAGATTGGCACTCAGGCGGTAGTAGCAAAGTGCAGACTTACAGTATGAGAATCGATGGTGTGTTTTCTGAAGAGTTTAGAAAACAAGTGGGCATTGGTCATTTAGAAAACTATTAATCGTAAAACATTAATTGAAAACTAATCTTAGGAGTGAATCCTAAATTTGCCGCGGCATGCCATTCATTTGATGGGAATTCAAATAAGTCGCCGGCTTTGTAATCTTCTAATACGTGATCACCGCAGACAAAAATATGACCAGGTTGATGATCTTGGCACGCCATCCAGAAACGTTGTACATTTTTTTCTGTAGCAAAATGGTCAACGTGCATAGGAAACATATCGCCAGGATTGAGTTTACTAAACCACCATTTGTATTTTGATCCGTTAGGATTAATTGGCAGGTCAATGTGCTCACGATTAATATGCTGGTTATAATAAAATTCCCAACCTATTTTTTTCATATCAAACCCTGCGGCATTCCATTCTGATTCTGTTAGAGATTCATACCCGCCTATTTGTGGTTTAGGTCTACGTTCACCTGGAGTTTGCAAAATTGTTTGTATGATAGTAGGATCTATCCACGATTTATAATTTCCAACATACATCATAGTACACTTACCTTTGTGATAGGAATGTCTGCGGCACAAGTACAAAAGTTTCTGTCACATATAACAGGATTAAGAGGTTGTAAGAATGTACCTTCGTATATGTTGCCTAACGATCCGCCTACTCGACATGTAGCACGATGCACATCACCATCCCAATTAATCATTAGACTTTCAATTCCTGCATTGCAAGTCCAATCTTTATATTTGTTTAAGTGCAATTTAATTACATCATTAGCGTGAATCAGTTGTGTATCATCAATTACACAGTTGCTTTGAACTGTAGCATCTTGTTCTTTTAACCATTCTAAGTCGGTTAAATTGTAACGCATGTCGTCAAATAAGTCGCGGTCACCTTCGGTCCATCGTATACGTCTGACTGTATTAGGAATGTGTGCTAATAAACACTTAGCACGTAATTGTATCACAGCATCCATATGATCGTGATGGGCCATAATCTGTGCTATGACTTTCTTGTTTGTCGAGTCAACAACACTTTCTACTGTATTGAAAACACGCTTCCAGTCATACTCCAAGTGTATACTGAACACAAGTTGATCTGCGTCTAATGCTGAATAAAATTCATAAGGCATTGTCCCATTAGTTGTTACACTGATCCAACTTATGCCTACATGTTTACAGTATTTTATTAACTCTAAAAATTTAGGATGCACACAAGGCTCACCGCCGGTAAAACTTAACCGTATAGGCTTACCTAATGTCATTAATTTATCTACCGTTGCCTTAAGTATTTTGATGTCAGTATGAGGACTAGAGTTATCATGTATACTTGCTGGACAATAACTGCAATCGTAGTTACACCGCTTACCAAGATTCCATTCAATCTTAATGCTATTTTGATGCGGCCATCTACTAGTTACTTTAAACATACGGTGCAAATTCTGGATTTACTTGGACAAAGTTTTGCTCTCGAGTCGCATCTAAGTTTTGATTAAACTCAATGCAGTCTTTCCACAAATGACTACGGTCACTTGCCTTTAGGAAATTAATAATCCCTTGTATTTGTCCTAATGTTACATCTAACAACACAGGCTCGTTTTGCATCATCTTAAATCCTGCGACACGGGGTTTAATATTTTCTAATCTGCTAATTGCAATTTGTTTCAGTTCTTCAGGCAATACTTGTGGATTTAATACATTAGGGTATCTAACCATATTAGTATAAAAGAAAATACCAAGATTGTCAAGAAACTCTTCAATCATTTTATCCAAGATCAATACATTGCTAGCCTGTACAGCCACTGCTCCAACAATTCGTCTAACATTCGGTATTTGTTGCATGACAGAAATGTTATTAACAATGTCACTATAGTCACCGTTACCTCGAATGTACGAATAAACATCACCGAGTCCGTCAATTGATACGTTAACAGCAACTGATTTAAAATAAGGCCAATAGTCGTGTATAGTTCGTCCTTTGCTAATACCCAGCGTAGTACCGTTAGTAGCATACTTAATTTCTATGTTCTTGCCATACGGTTTAAGCATATCTAAAATTTTGTAATGTTGTGGATCCATTAATGGTTCACCACCTGCGAACTCTACACGCCTAAAGTAAGGCAATAACTTTTCAAAACTATTCCACCAGTTAGGATTATCTTCAAAATTATCTAGGTAAGGTTTTTTATTTAGATTTAGGGTAACTACTTTATCTACTAAGAAATTGTCTTCTTTAGCATAAAATTTTTCAACACCTTGCCAGTCGTTCCAACTTGTACTGTCCATAGGATTGCACATACGACATTTTAAATTACATAGATTGTTTAATTTAACTTCCATCGTAGGTATTTCAAATGGCATTGTGTAATCGTCATTTAATTGCTGGAGTGCGGTGGGATACAACTTAATACGTGCTTCAGGTATTTGTCCTGCAATATGTCGTTGACGTAAACTTTCTACACCCTGATCTTCTAAACTAAAACAAGGTTCACATTCCTTAGGACGTTCGTTATTAAGAACTTGCCTACGAATACGTTTCATTGTATTATTGTTCCAAATCTCTTCAAGACTTTGACAGTTTATATTGCCAACAGGATGACTGCGACAACACGCAGATATTTCGCCGTCTTGTCTAGTGGCTAGTCCCGTAAAAGGGTGCATACAAAATGTTTTACTGTTGTTCATGTTCTACTAAGTGTCTAATAAGTGGAGCAATGCCCACAGGGTGTCCGTCTTTTAATGCAAGGTATATACTACGAGTTGGTGTTAAATTAAAATCGTTGCATACTTGTGCATTTAATTTTCCATACGTTGTCCATAAGTAGTCTGTAGGAAACTTACGAATAAAATGTAAACCTATCTTTGCCAGTACACGACAATTCATATTGAAGTCGTTCATAATTGTAATGGCATCTTTTGTTTCTTTAGTCCAACGAAGTCCTACTCTATTCCAGCCGAGACCAAGACCTTTGCTAAGACTGATACCAACGGATCTAATAGCCACATGGTTAAAGTCAAAAGTGATGTCACGGCAACAACTAATCCAAGCACCGTCAATATGTACTGCAATGTTTTTAATTTTACACTCATGTAAAATCTCCTCCATGTCTTGATGTGGAGCACCAATGCTAGGAAACGGCATTGCTATAATTAAAGGAATATCTGGTATTAGCGAGCCCACATCTTTAACATACGCTAATCCTAATCTTTCATGATATCTGTATTCGCCACGCAACACCTGTACAGGGCCTTGCATGTATAGATTATCGATAAACTGTGTGCAACCAATAATGATATCTTTGCGTGTAAATGTATCAATACCTGTTAAAGTGTTTAACTTAGAATCAAAAATCCATTCTTCGCATTCTGTTTTAAAGTCTGCGTAAATTTGGTCGCTGATATCGTCGTCCCAATTACCGTGTAATATACTTTGTATTTCACGTTCTATCACTGCATCCGAAAGCGGTTTTGGTCTTTCAACCTGAAGCCATTCAGCAGAGTACGTAGGAGCGATTATAGTCATGTGGAATATTTAGCGGGTACTACCAAGACTAAATTTCTTCTTGGTTATTTACAATAAGTATTTCTATGCATAAAGAAATGTCAAAAATTATCAAGATAGTAGAAGAAAAAACAGGTAGCCAAACTTTTTGCGCTTTACCTTGGATCCATTTGGCAACAAGACCAAACGGTGATGCAAGACTATGTTGTGTAACTAATGCCAGTGGTGCAGAAAGCGGAGACCATACTGTAGGACTTGTTAAAAATATAGATGGCAAGCCTGCTAACTTTGGAAAAGATTTGCCGTTAGATGCGTTTAATAATGAGTATATGAAGAATGTACGCCTTACTATGTTAGAAGGTAAGGTTCCTGCAAGTTGCACAAAATGTTTTGAAGAAGAATCGAATAATGTTGTAAGCAAACGTATGTGGGAAATGTACGAATGGTTACGAGAAGGCCTAGACATTGAAAAACTAGTTAAAGAAACTAGTGAGGACGGAACTGTTCCGCCTGTGGTCAGATACTTAGACTTACGTCTTGGACACACTTGTAATCTTAAATGTGTTATGTGTAGTCCACATGACAGTAGTCGTTGGGTACAAGACCATAAACAACTAACTGATATTACTAAAAGTCCTATCATACTTAAACAAGTTGAGTGGCATGCCAGCGAGTTTGATAACTATTGGTATGTTATAATTCCAATGGCATTCTTATCGATCAAGAAATGATTGATATTTGGAACAATTTCAAGCAGGTTAGATATGCGTTTAGTATTGACGACTTGCAAGAAAGAAACTATTATATAAGATATCCTGCTAAGTGGCAGGACATCGAACGTAGTCTTTGGTTACTAGACAGTACTCCGGATCATATCCATGTACACGTTGCCTGTGCTGTTCAAGTATTAAACATTAAAAATTTAGTTAATTTTGCCAAATGGAAACTGTCACAGGGCTTTAAAAAAATTAACAAGTTTAAACTAGACGACTTCGAATCAGGTGGTGGTATTATTAACATGCACCTATTGTATATTCCAACTTTTCTTAGTGCAAGAATATTGCCTAAAGAAGATAAGGAAGAAATACGCAAACAATTTATGGAGTTTAAACAATGGCTATGGGACAATTACCGACAAGACGACAGTTTTTGGCACTTAAACCCTTATGGATGGAAGCGATGGGAGGGTATCTTGAAGTTTGTAGAAGCACAAGACCACAGCAATCTACTACCAGACTTCAAGGAGTACATACAGAATCTAGACAAGATAAGGGAAACAAACGCTAAAGAAGTGTTTCCAGATTTGGCACACTTGCTATGAAGTTTCCTATTAAGATAGTATCTCCTAAAAAGTTAAAAGTGTTATGGCAGATTACTACTGCCTGCACTTATACTTGCAGTTATTGTCCTAAAGAATTGCATACGGGCAAAAGTCACAACATTAATCTAGACGAACTAGACACGTTTTTAGATAAACTTAATGGTAAAGATTATATAGTAAATTTTACAGGCGGCGAACCTACAATTCATCCACAATACTTAGACGTATTAAGGAAAGTAAAAAGTAGAGGCATCAAAGTTATCTCAGATACTAACTTATCAAGGACTGTAAGATTTTACGAAGAAGCAGGCCCGTTAGTAGATAACTGGTGCGTAAGTATACACCCTAGTATGTTTGAATGGAACGAAGAAAAAATTCGTACATTAGCCAATAGCAATTATACAGTTGTCTATTTAATGATGGATCCTAGACACTGGGATCTTGCAATAAAATATTGGGAAATACTTAAAGGTATTCCAAGAATAAAAATTATCATTGTAAAATGCTTGTCTAACTGGAGTGGCTCCGACTGGGTAGGTAAATATACAGAAGAACAACAAGAGTTTTTTAATACTGCTCCTTCAATATATACATTTACTAAACAAGAAATTGAACATATACAGGGAAACTATACTTGGTTGCAAGACCAAGCCAGTAATGTTACATGGAATGATAACTCCACTGATATACTAGAACCCGATCAATTAATGAAAGAAGGACTACACAGTTTTAAAGGATGGCAGTGTGAAGTCGGAGAGGAAGTTCTTGTAGTTAATCCTACTTGTGACGTAAGTTTAGGAACCTGCGGAACTAGACATTTAGGAAGTTGGAATAATTTTACATCATCGATGCTAAGTGATCCTATAACTTGTCCTAGAGAATATTGTCATTGCGGAGTGGATATTAAAGCATCTAAATACAAATAATGAAATTCGGTCGTATAGATTTAACAAAAACTACATATAGTGTTACATTAGATGCACACTTGTTAAATCCAGTACCTGTCGATGAAATCAACAGAGTTTATAAAGCATATTGCCTACATAAAAATTTTAAAAGTATAATGCCAATGGTACCTGGTAGATTCCTAGTTCCAGGCACTGAGGTATTTGGTTATTACGAGCAAGACCGCTTAATAGCATGGAGCATGTATCGTATCTGGGATGACGAAAGCGTTGTTATAGATCATCATGCATGGGATTATAACAACCCTAAACTAAGACTAGGTTTAAATAGTTTGCAGAATGAATGTGCAATCTATCGAAATCGAGGATTTCGATTTATGTATTTTGAATCAATTGAATCTTATATGTTAAAACTACAAGGTTTTGAAATATTAGGTGCCTGATTCAAAACGCCATCTAACTACATCATTATATTGTTCGTCACTCCAATTAATATAATATCCTCCGCGTTCTAAAGAGCGACTGGCTTCATTAATACTATGCAATCGTTGTACAATAACGATGTTGTATTTTCCGTTATTAAATTTAATGCCGTGAAATGATTCCTCAATACTTACATGATCTTCTAATAGTACTAAGTCCTGAGGAAGAAATTGTTTGTTGAGTTGTTTAATATCTTCTACAAACTTAACAGGATCTACATCGTCATCGCAAACAAATAATACAGCATGATTATTATCATCCCATGCTGTTAATTTTTCTGTTATGTCTTTGTTGTAGTCAGATGTGCGAATAAATTTAACTTGATTCTTTAATATTGCAGACTTTGCAAAAGGACAAATAGGCAAACTGTTTAACAAATCGTGAGGAACAGATAATACTTCTTCTACCCATTTAGTTAGATATTCTTCATACTCCATAGTCACGTTGACCTCCACTACGTTTAACATCTAATGTAAGACAATGCCATCCGCCGTCCCAGAAGAATCTGTTACGTAACGGACATACTATAGGAGTAACACCTTTTGACTCTAATAGTTTAAGTAACTCAGGATTGTCGCTGTTAACTACCACGTGCTTGTCATCAATTACTAAACAATTTAAATCAAAAATAGTTTCTTCGCAGAATCCTGTCCAATTAGGTAAAAAACTTTCTACAAATTCAGTAAATTGGTCATTACCCTCTTCTCCAGGAACCCACCAGTTTCCTCTATTTTTGTCTCTTAGTTTATACCACTGTCTAACATTATCCCAATTAGGATCATTAAAGTAGATTATTTCCCAACCTGGAAATAACTTTTCGTAACCTTTAAACCAAGGTCCGGCAATAACTACTCCTTCCTTGACTACACTAAAGATACCATCTAGATGGCCGCCTATGCACACATCTTTATAAGAGAACTGAGGATACCGCTCGGTTAAGAACTCTAAAATGTCTGCGCTCTGCCATAGGTCAACCATACAGGTGGTACCTATTCGTGTTAGATTAGGACTGCAAAATCCCATTAAACTCATTACATTAGGATCTGGATTTTTAATAAAGTAGTCTTCTGGTAAACCTCGATCTTTAGCGGCAGCAATTAAATTTAGTTCACTACGTTTAAACTCCATAGCGCCATTGTAAATGCTTAGGTCTATTTGATCTTCACCGAACCATTCAATAAACTTCTTAACATATCCTTCAACTTCAAATGTTCTGTCTGTAATTAATAACTTATTGCCCATTACAATGCTGTCGTCTCTGACTTGTAACGGGCTTGTGGGAATCATATTCTTTTTAATTAAGTCTGGACGGTCACTAGCAAATCCCATTTTGCCGTTGACGTCTACATAGTCTAGTATACTATCTTTGTATCCAAGTTCCTTAGGAGATGCTTGTAATACATTAACACCGTGACTCTTTAATTGACTTTTAAAATACTCAATATCTTCGTTGGTCTCATCAACTATCTTTTTTAATACATTGGCTATTCTAGGATTTTTGACACCGTCAAAGAAACTAGCATCATAGACACTACCAACAATAACTGCTTCTAACTTTTGTAACTCATCCCAACTATTTAATTTAATTTTGTCCATCCGGCCAATCCCTGTAATATGCGTGTTGGATATTACCCGACACAAATTGATTAAAACTACGGTGTTTGTCTTCGAGTTCACCTTCTAACGGTGCTACACGTTGGAACGCTGTTTCTAACTGTGCCATATTATTGAACTCCATCATAATATGCCACTCGGGAATATCCATACTACGAAATCCCATTTTACATCTAGTAATTCTATAACTTACCATCTTGTCTTCATCAACTAAATGATCGAGAAAAGATTTCATATTGTTGACCCATGCTAGATCGCTGATGTCACCTTGCTTGTCTGCCCAGATATGATAGATATCCATTATTGTTTTTCTGCCCATGCACGTTCAGAACACCAAAAACATTTGCCGCACTTAGGCACATATTGTCCCGGTGTATAACTTTCATAAGTTAGTTCATCGAACTCGCCTTCGCAACTTCTAGTCTGATTATACAAATCTAAAATATCCAATCGTTGGTATTGTTTAAAGATCCAACTTTTATCAACAAATCTAAAAGGATGACAACTAACTTTACCCATGTGTGTTGTTATCATCTTCTTAACGTTAGTTGGCACAGGTTCAATATCACGACGACTCATCGCTCCTTCAATTTCAATATCTGGATTGTGTGTTACTGCATTAAAGTAGGCGTCTACATTTTCTTTGTGACCAATATATTCAGCAAATGCTCTAATTTCAATAATATCTCCGCTGTTGAGTTCGCCATACTCATCAACTATTGTAGGTCCTTTATTTCCCCATTCAAAATCGGGTGGTAAAAAGTTTTCATGTCTTACAAATCGTATGTGTCTGAATTTCTCTAAAAGTACAGTATACACATCTAAACTGTTATATCGTTGCCATGGACGAGTTTTCCAACAACGTACATGTGTGATAATATGAACAGTAATATCATAATTGTTCTTTTGAATTAAGTCGCATAATAAGTAAGCAAGTAGTGCAGAATCTGCACCGCCACTAACACTAATAGCAATATTTTTCCAATCTTTATCGAGTGGAAAATAAACGTCGTCGATTTCATGCAGGATATTAGTGTAAGGTGTTAAGTCGTACAACTGTTTTATATTCATATAGGTATTTAAATGTTAAAAAAATTAGACCATGCATTTCCGATAGACCCAATTATAGAACAAGTTAAAGCACTGCCCTACTTCGAACGGTATATCCAATTAAACGAAACCTCCGAAGGGCGTTTATTTAACGGGCCGTATCAAACCAAATCTGAGTTCGTAGGAACTCCGCTGGGCAATGTTTTGGAAGCGTTGGGAAATGTAGGCGAAGCACGATTACTAAAGTTAAAAGCCGAAGAAAGTTACATGGCGCACTGCGATCCCGATGATCGGTTGCATATGAGTATTATCACAAACGAATACTGCCGAATTATTGACTTAGAAGAAAATCAGATGTACCACTTACCAGTAGACGGAACTGTATGGTTAATGAACACTGGTAACGTACATGTTGCTAGTAACTTTGGAGCACATGAGCGTATTCATTTAAACATCAGAGTACTGTTGCCAGATGTTACAGACGGATGGGTTCGCTTTACTGTAGAAGGCGGCGACTACGATTGGAAACACATTATTCAAATCTCCATTACACGATGGATGAATCGTGCCCTTAAAGAAGGCAAGATGGTAGGTATCAAAAAATTAACTGACAGAGAAATGTTAGTAAATCCTCGAGACCAAGCGGCTATGGATGAACTTGTTCGTATAGGAGAACAAGCAGGATTTACTATTAAGACATCAACTGTCTAAATTCTGTCTTTCTAAGAATTGATCGCCTGGACGTGATATCTCTGCACTTTGTCCGCAAATTCTAGCACACATGATTAACTTCTTAGTAGTCCAGTAAGTTTCCCAAACAGATTGCCACGCATCTGAATCGATTACATTTTTAATCCCAACTGTAACTGCACTAGTATCGCCCAAGTCAGCAACTAACTCGGAATGCTGACGTTTTATCTCGTAGCGTAAAGATGCATTTACATTATCATAATCGTATTGGGTATAAGGAATACTTGCAAGCCAACAGCAAGGCATGATATTCTTGTAAGCATCTATATAGATTTCTTTATCGTTTTGAACTTTGCATTTGATTTCTAACGGAAGTACTGTAGTCTTATAGTTGTTAATCATGTCCTTGCTGATAAAATGCATTTTGTTATCTGTAGGGGGTTCGATGTAATGTGTTACATCACCATGCTTGTCAATAACTCTATACTTGGGCTCTCCTAAAAATCTACTAGAGTTTTTAAGAGTGAACACTGTAAAGTTCATTTCCTTAGCAATGCGTCTTGCTTCTTCTTCTTGATGCTCGTTGTGTTTAAATTTAATAAATGCCCATTCGGCTTTACCGCCAGCATTAATAAATGTTTGAGCATTTTGAATAACTTTGTTATAGTTGACACCAACTCTATACAACGATAATGTATCTTCTAGACCATCTAATCCAAATACTACCATATGGTTTTGTGGAAGACTTTGAGCAAGTTCTTTCCACCACGATTCGTTACGTAATCCGCCATTAGTATGAATGTTAATAACCAAGTGTGGATTCTGTGGAGAGATCCACTTAATCATTTCTAAAAAGTCGTTGTTTAACAATGGATCGCCGAAGTTTCCACAGAAGTAAATGCCTTGTACTTGTGCAACTACCTCAGGAGTAAAGATATCTTGAAAATCTTTAAGTGTCCAATTGTTAATTTTTAACAACGGATTGTCTTGTCCGCCGTGATAATTTCTAGCACACATTGGACAACTGGCTTGGCAGTTATTGGTAATTTCTAAATGGATTGTACGGAGTTCGTTGAATTTAAACATGTCATGATATTTACTTTTATTTCCCACCGCGGTAAAATAAAATAAGTATATTATGACCTTTAATTTTAGCAAAGAACCTTTACCAAATTCTAGAGAGTATTTGTTTAGTGATGCCAAATGTTTAAAACTTGACTTGACTGTTCCGTTTGAGGAAATGGCCGAAGAAGCCAAGGCATTACGATCAAAATTTATTCTTTATAGGAACAACGATGGTTACGATCATAAAGGTTGGTGGAGTTTGCCAATACACGGATTAGGTTTAGATAAACCTATGAGTTGGGATGCCTACGATTATGCCAGTCCTAATGAGGCTGCAAAAGATTTTCGTTGGACAGAAATTGCAGAACAATGTCCTGTAACTGTAAACTGGCTTAAAACAGTATTTCCTAGCCAGCGTTATGGTCGTGTAAGATTTATGCTTTTAGAAGCAGGTGGGTATATATCTCCACACTCCGATGGTCCTCACAGAATTCCTGAACCAGTAAATGTAGCATTAACTAATCCCAAAGGTTGTGAATGGCATTGGGGAGATGGAGGCATTTTAGACTTTCCGCCAGGTACTGCTTATGCTATGAATATTAGTTATGAACACAGTGTTTATAACAATAGCAACGAAGATCGTTATCATTTAATTATACATCATCATGATTCAACTCCTGAATGGAAAGATATGATGAAACTTGCATTGGAAAAACAAGATGAAACAGGTTATTTTTATTACAGTCAAGATCTCTACTGAGAGTGAATGGCTCAACGACAAGATGTTACAATTAACACTTGCCGGTCAACATCAACTCAGTGAAGGAAAATATCCAATATATGTAGTAGACAAATATGAAGATATCAATCAGTACATGGATCAAGCAGAGTGGCTGTTCGTAGAAACTGCTGGCGATATTATTATAAACAGAGATCATCTTTGGAAAAAATTACATAATATAGATCAAAGCGTTGGAGTTATTGGTCATTTAATGTGGTACCCTGAAGATCCTACTCCACATTTACACGAACAATGTTTTATATTAAACACCAATACGTTTCGAAGTCATGTATTAAATTTTACAGATACTTACAAAGATACTGGTCGAGAATTTGTCAGAGGCCACGGAGATATGAATTGTGGTCATGCTCCGTTAAGTATTACATTGTCTGAAAATATTGTTTCTAGAGAAATCCAATTTGGTACTAAAGTAATGGAGCATGCCTTGATCAACGGGTACAGTGTTGTAAACTTTGATACAGAATGGAGATATCCTACTTTTCATAAAAACTTTGTAGCCATTGACGATCTTGTCGATGATTTAGATTTAGATAAAGATAGATTTAAACTAGCATCCAGAGGATTTTTCTATCCTACCACCGACACTGAATTATTTGAAAAATGTTTAAAGTCGTTGTCAATGTCTGATGAATTAGAAGAGACTCAAAAATTAATTATATCTATTTTAGGAAAATTCTTATCATGGGAATATGTGAATATGTGGCAATGGGATGGCAACGAACCACATATTCAAGGAGATGTAGTTATTTGTCCTGCTAACGGCTTATTAGGAGAAAACATGGCATTAACTAGTAATGCCAAAAAGATTATATTTTATGATATCAACCATCATAACATCGAATTTAAGAAAGACCTTTATACTAACTGGGACGGAATTAATTATCAACAGTATGGAGAAAACTGGGCTCGACAAAAAGGTTTAGAAATAGAACCTAGATTAGATAGTGCGCAAAATAGTGCAGAATTATTGATGGGCGACAACTTAAAAGTTTTTGAAAACTGGAATAAAATTCGCAATTTAGATGTAGAATTTCATTGTTTAGATTTTATCAATAATATTGACACGTTATTAAAAGATCAAAAAAACTTCTTTTTACACACTAGTACTATAATGAATTATTTCATTATTACAAATATAAGACACGATACATCTACTATTAATAATGCAAGATCAAAAATTCAAGAATACTGTACAAAAAATAACGGTAACTGGATTGAAAGCAAATGACGTACAAACTTATTAAATGGACTCCTGAATTAGATTTGACCGAGTTTTACTCGGAGGCTAATAGGCGCGGTTACGAAAATAATAACAGTCAAAAAACAATGTTTGACTGTTTTCTTAACGAGCGTGAATGGGCAGGTTGGATGTTAGAGTACAATGGCAAGTTCATCGGAGGAGTGTGTATACATAGTTTTGACGACGTGATGGGTCCTAATAGTTATAGAATCCTAGCAAGGACTTGCACATTTACCAGCGAAACTCACAAACCTTGGCCTCATACTAAACAAACAATTATTGTAGAGCAACAATGTTGTGCTACACAATTTTTTATACCTATAAGTATTCAATGGGCTGGAGAGGGCAAGCGATTTTTTGCTACAAGTAACGCCAATCCTATGGGTAGTCAACAACGAGTTAATAATTTGTGGTTTCCTATGCAAGCCGAGTTAGGTAGATTTTCATGGGTTAAAGAAGCACACTATCGAGGATGCGATCAAAATGTATGGGAACTAAATGTAGACGAATGGAAGAAAAGTTTAGCAATGTACGAAATATGGCCGTGCGAGTTTCCTTCTGAGGATCCAAGAACAGAATATGTCAAACTTTGATGTGGTTTCTAAATTTGAAGATGTAGTAGCAGAATTTTATTCTGCACCATATGCTGTAGCCACAGATTCATGCACACATGCTCTTGAATTATGTTTAAGATATAAAAATATAAAACAAGCAAGTTGTCCTAGTAATACATATCTTTCTGTTCCTATGACATTTGTAAAATTAGATCTTGACTGGAATTTTAGAAAAGAAACATGGCAGGATTATTACTATATAACAGAACAAATTATCGATGCCGCAGTGCTTTGGCGTAAAGACAGTTACATTAAAGGAACATTGATGTGTATAAGTTTTCAATTTAGAAAACATCTTAGTCTTGGTAGAGGCGGTGCAATACTGTGCGATGACCCTGAAGCAGCCATGGTATTAAAAATGATGAGTTACGATGGCCGTGTTCCAAACGTTCCGTGGGCTGAACAAGATATATCCATGTTAGGCTATCATTATTATATGACTCCGGAAACAGCAGAACTAGGATTGAATAAAATTGTTAATGCAATGAAAACTCCTCCTAAAATATGGTCTAACAATGACTATCCAGATTTATCAAAAATGAAAGTATTTAAAGATGTTAAGTAAAAACGAGTGGAGTCCTTTAAAGAGTGTTATTGTGGGAGTTGCCGACGGTGCAACTATTCCTCCTTTAGATATAAGTTTGCGTGTGGTTAATTATGCAGACAAAAAAGACGAAAAGGATATACCACAAGGTCTTTATCCACAACAGGTAATCGATGAAGCCAACGAAGATCTGGAAGTGTTTTGCAATTTTCTTAAAGGCGAAAGTGTAGAGGTACTAAGACCAAAACGTACACCACTACCTAACTATTATAATTATTGTCCTAGAGATAGTGTGCTAGTTTATAGAGATATGATACTAGCATCGCCACAACCTTTACGTGCAAGACACAAAGAGTATTTGGCCATGCACGAGCATTTTGAACCTTTAGAACGACTAGGCGCAAGATATATCGAAGCGCCATTGAATCGCAATGACGACTTATATAATCTGAATTGTCTAGGAGATAAGGACACACTTGCGTTGAATGAAACACAACCTTGTTTCGATGCGGCAAACATATTACGTGTCAACGATGATTTAATTTACCTTGTTAGTAACAGTGGTAATAAGAAGGGCGCAGAGTACTTACAAAGTCTAGTAGGTAATAAGCGTGTATGGACATTGGAAGGTGTCTACAGTTACATGCACATCGACAGTACTATTACACTACTACGAGAAGGATTAATGCTGTTAAATCCTAGTAGAATAAAAAGTATAGATCAATTACCTAAGCCTTTACAAAATTGGGACGTTGTGTGGGCGCCGGACCCTGGTGAAGTTGCACACTATCCTGGTTACTGTAATAGTAGCAAGTGGGTAGCAATGAATATCTTTTCTGTTAATCCTAATCTAGTGGCAATACCAGATCATCAACACGAATTGCGAAAAGAATTAGAAAAGCACAAAATAGAATGTGCGATGCTGCCGGCAAGACAACAACGCACATTAGGTGGAGGATTCCACTGCGTTACGTTGGATTTAATCCGCGAATAATTCCAGTAATCTGTAGAGTGTAACGATTCTCAGTGCCTTCATTGTAAGCACCGTGACTGTCTGTGCCGATCCAACTGATCCAATCTCCAGCAATCCAATTATCTAAATTAACACCATTAAGTGTAAATCTGTGTCCAGGCTTTTTATCTTCTAGGAATATAATTACACGCTGTATAGAATTAATATCAGCGCCAGTTGTTTTAATAAAGTAAGGATACTTGTCTGAATGTTCTGGTAATGCACATCCAGGTTTCATACAATGTACAGCATACATCATATTAGACAACCAATTAAAAGAATCTTCTAATTTAAGAATGTCAAATAAAGGGTGTAGACCTTTATGTATGTCCATAGATACTTCTACTTGTGAGTAAACGTCTCCGTAATCGATAGGAGAGAATCCACGTTGTATATTTTCTTGGCTTTCATAATTAACTAATGGTAGTTGACTACTGAGCCAGTGAGGAGTTATATGGCCTCTCATTATTCTTCCCAGACGTAAAGACCTTTTTTAGGCACTGCAAAGTTTAGATAAGTTTCGATCTTTTCTAAATCTTTTTTAGTTTTTAAACTTGTTAGTTCGTTAGCAAAGTGCAGTTCAACACCCAAGTCCAATGCTAGTTGTAATATTTCACTACGGCGTTCAACATCATCTGTTAGACAATACATACTACACAACACAATACCATCTGGACGTTCTTTAATATAATACTCGAGTCCTGGTTGCCAATCTAAGTGTTCGTTTTCAAACTCGTAACTAGTGTAAGCAATTTTGTTCTTTTGACAGTAAGGTTCGATGATAGCACGTTGCATAGGTAATGGAATGTCTTTGCTAAACTTGCTGTTCCAACCTGCATAGGTAATAAAACTTTTACCAGTATAATCCATTGTTTCTGTAACTTCGTAATCTCCAGGTAGTCGCATAAACCCTCCTGGTAATCTACGACCCCACTCTTCACCTTCAATTAGAATACGCATGTCCATACTGACACGAGTGTAGCCTTCTTCGTTGTTTACATTACCATGAATCATTTCTTGGAAAAATAAATGACTTTGACCTGGCTGTAGTGTTACAGGCCAGGCGTGCTTTAGACTTTCTTCTTCAAACTTTTCTAAACTCCACTTTTCTGCTAGAACACGTTTTGTAATTTCCCTACTAATGTCTAAGTCTAACATCCACATGGTGTTAGTTTTTTCTGCTTTAGTAAACGGAGTCCATATAGTACGGCAACCACGGCCATTGCCTACAAAGATACCTTGATGGAAGGCAAGTCTACGTCCTACCTTTGCTTGGTTAGGAATAACAACACGAAGTGTACCTTGACGTTGAATCATGTAACGTTTATTGCCAATACGTTGTGGCACAATGCTTTCAGCGAACTCATCAAAACGTTCCATGAAGTCTCTACGACTACAAGCATTTTGTACATGCTGACTTACTCTAACAATTTCTGCAGGAGTTAAAACTTCATGTAGTGTTTCAAGTTCTTTAACTTGTGGAGCAACTTCTTGAATAACACTTAATGCCCACGCAGGCCAATTATACTTTTCTAAGTCATAGTCGACAACTTTGTTGTTCCAGTGTACTTGTAGTTCATTTAACATTTAACTTTTCTCTCCAGATTTCGATAGTCTTATCTAAGCCTTCATCTAAACTTACTCGAGGTGTCCAACCTGTTAACTTAGTAAGTAAGTTATGATTACTGTTTAACCAATAAATTTCTCCAGGACGATGTAGTTTGCGGTGCCAATGTATCTTGCCAGTCCAGTTGAGTTTCTTTGCAATCATATCTGCATAGTCTCTAATCTTAATAGGGTTGTCTGGTCCAATGGTTAAAATCTTTCCTGTGTTTACTAGTGCGGGATTATTAATGATAGTAGTCCATGCACTTAACATATCGTCAATAAAAATAAAGTTGCGATATGGTTCTGCGTAACCAAATTCTACTTCATGCGGATTAGTTAACATCTGCATGATAAACTGTTCTGTAACAAAGAAGTCGTTGTCTTTACGGCCGTAGCAGTTAGTTTGTCTAATAGCAGTAAATGGTAGGTCTAAGCAACGATGTGCATATTCTAAATATTTCTCAACTCCGTACTTGGCTACAGCATAAGGTGCATTAGGATTTGGATACGTGTTTTCATCAAATGCTTCAAATACTTCAGGAACTCGTCCACTCTGTACAACATCACTAATAGGTTGCCATCCATAAACTTCCATGGTGCTGGCAAAGACAAAATTCTTTAGGGTTGGAACTTTAGATGCGGCTTCAATTAAGTTTACACTGCCTACATAATTAATTTGACTGAATGTAGTTTGCTCGTAAAAACTCTTTTCTACTTCTGTACGTGCGGCAAGGTGTACAATAATGTCAGGTTGAAAGTCTAACACTTCTTTAGTAACTGCGTCAAAATCTAGCAAATCACTTTTTAAAGAATAAATTTCGTGTTGTGCTTTTAGCAATGGCTCTAAGTGTTGTCCTATAAAGCCGCTTGTTCCTGTCATTAAAATTTTCATTGTAGTTTTCCTATTACCATGTATCTAGTATACAAGGGTAGTTCTAATTCTCCGGCCCAAATAACATTGATGCCACATTGTTTTTTAAATTCTTCCAAACTGTTAGCGATCCTAACATGTTCGGGTATATTATAATTATTGCTTTGTAGTACTAGTAGGCTGTTATATGGCATGCCACTTAACCATAAATCGTATTGTTCCTGTGTTATATGTTCGCAACTTGTGTTAATTATAACATCAGCATCACTACGGATGGCACACATATCTGCGGTTACTGCACGAAACTTACCAACTATTTCCTCTTGCTTATTCATCATTACAGCAATAGGCTCGCATGTAGGATCTATATCTATGCTACGAATATTAATTACTGGAACATCGCTTTGAAATAATAAACTTGCTAGTGTACCTACCCAGCCGCCATGTATATCCACTGTAACAAACTTCTTAACATGATTACGTAGATTAGTAATCAACCACTCTTTACTTTTAAGTTGACCGCTCCAGAACGCATCCATGGTCCGAATAGGATCTGGACTTTGTCGAATGGCTTGCATCCAAAAGTGTAAGTGGTCTGTATCTATTTGCATTTTGGTATCTTACTGTCTGCTGAACTAACACAACTAGGTGTAATACATTTCTTAGGTTCAGTAAACAAATCAAATCCTGTTAAAATATTTCCTAATGGCTGGTCATGACAACTATAACTACGTTTGACTTCTGTACTTCTTATTATAACACTTTGATAGCCTGCATTGCAAGTCCAATCTTTAAACTTGTTAAATCCAAAAGCATTAAACCGTTCTGCTTGATCTAGTAAATGCTCTGTACCATTTTCTTCATATAATGCAATTTGGTATATGTCCTCACCGTTGACTCGTTGTGGAAATCCTGTTTGCATCTTGTTAATCATGTCTTCGGTATAACCTTCAACGACACCGCTGGCTGTTGGATCACTTTGCGGTTTGAGTGTTACGTTAATTCCACGCTTGTGCAATCGTTCCATTCTATCATAAAGTTCATAAAACTTTTCAGGAACCATTACTTGATTAACTGTTACATGAACTAGTTCGTATTGTAACTGTAAACACTTGTCTCCGAACTCTTGCTCTTTGGCAAACTCATCGTGGAAACTAGCCGTTATACTGCGGCGCTGTAACATGTCTGTATTCTTACACCAAGTGTTCCACCACTTACTACCTGGACTTAGGTTAGTAGTCATGTGTATGCTTTGATAGGAACTTTCTAACTCATCTAGGTGCTTGACTAAATCGTTTAAGTGCTTATATGCTGTGGGCTCACCGCCGCTGAACGACCAATGGAACTGGTTAAATCCATTGGCTCGTGCTTGACGCTTAATCTCGTCTACAGTAGATTTATATACTTCAAGCGGTTGGTGATCAATACGGTCACTGCGAGCATACGGCCAACAGTAAGAGCAGTTGTAATTACAAAAACGTCCCAGTATCCAACTGGTGTTGAATAAGGGACGATCTAGCATGGTCCGTTGACCAAACTTACTTATTTGTTGGAACGGGATATCTTGAAAAGAATGCATGTAACCACTCGAAGTCATTTATTTTACTTAAGGCTGCTAAGTCTCCTGCCTTTTGCATGCCGTACATCTTACCATCTTCTGCGCCCAAGTAAGCCCAGTCATTGTGGGGCTTGTCTTGAAAATATGTACACCATGTCATCAAACGATGCTCTGTTTCTGCATCTACTTGTCCGTCAATTACCTTTGCGGCAAGTTTTACACATTCTCTAAATGCCGACTTCCAAGAATTGAAAGGGTCTGTATTAAATGCTGTAATATTAGATACTTGATCCATGGCTTTAAATTTTGTACTAATACTTGTTGTCATGTCAGGCTTAGTAACGTCCATGTCTAATGTTAGTTTACGTGGAAGTAGTTTAACACCACCGTAGCCGTATTCTAAACCGTTGATTGGATTTTGACTTCGCCATACGTGAACAACATCTAAATCGTACTCACTAACTTCGTGGTCAAAATTAAAATCATCTAATACTTCTGCATCACCGTCTACTACCCAAAACATTTTTGTAAAACATTTTTTTGCCGCGGCAATGTGTGCTTGATGTATACCTTTAACATCCTTAACACGCTTGGCTAAAGGAAAACGTTTCTTAAGACGTTCCCAATTGACTTCTGCATTTGGTTCGCCGTAACTAATAAAAACAATATCGTACATTAGTGCCACTCCACTTCTGGAAACATTGTGATTGTTTTAATTTCTGTTGTATGCGGAACTTCTGCAATATGAAATACTGCATCAGCAACTATATCTGGATCAAGTGCATCTTCTGCTTTTCCGCAGGGGTAAGGATTCTGGTCATTCCACAATGTAGTATTGATGCCGCCTGGATGAATACTAGAAACTTTGATTTTACGACTACGAAGTTCTTGTCCAATAATACCAGCAAAACTTCTCAAAGCGGCTTTACTTGCACAGTATAGACTTTGATTTTGTATTTCTCTAATACCAGCAACACTATTAATAAAGACTATTCTGCTACCCGCAGTCATGGACTTTAGTGCTTCCATGGTTACATACATTGTACCTTTGATATTAGTGTCTATTATTGTACATATATCAATATACTCTGCTGTATCAAAAGACCCAGCGTGAAATGCCGCACTGTTATTCACTAGCAAGTCAATGTTTGTTTTGACTTTACGCATAGTTTCAAACGCACCGTGGACTTGACTTATATTTGCAATGTCTGCTGTGTAATGCGTATAATTTTCTAATTTATCGGGCGCAGTTCTGCCCAGGCCAATAACATGCCAACCTGCATTAATAAACTTCTTGGCCGTGGCTAATCCTAATCCTCTGCTTGTTCCTGTAATAACCACTGTCTTCATTGTAAACTCTTTAACCTCTGTGTTGCTTGTTGGATCTCGCTATAAGTAACATCGTTTATGATTTCACAACGTCCTATACTAATAGGGATAGGTAAATGTTGATTACCATTTCTATGATTCATTACATCGTTTAAACCACTCCATAATAAATCAACGTTGTAAAAATCTTCGTGCTCTGTAGCAAGTCCACAATTTTTAATTACTGTAAAAATACGTTCTAAATCTTCGTTGGATAACAATCCTCTAAGATTGCTAATACAACTGCTCAACAAACAGTCTAAAATAACTGCTTCACCGTGTAATAGGTTAGGCACATTTTTCATTTCAACTACTGGACTAAAACTATGTCCAAAGTCTACTGGCCGTTTTAAATTTCGTTCCCACAAATTGTCATTTAATTCCTGTGTCATACCAGTGATTGCACGATCAATAATTTGATCTGCTAAGGCATGATTTTGAAACTTTTGTGTTAACAACTGCTGTGGTGCTAGTTCCATCATCTCAAAAAGACGATGGTCTAGTACAATTGCCAACTTTAATATCTCTGCCATACCATTGGAAATTTCCCTACGGTCCTGTGTTTTTATAAAACTCGTATCAATAAGAGTTTGTACAGGAGGATAAAAACTACCAATACGATTTCTACGACCAAAGTGATTAATACTAGTCTTAGCACCTACACTTGCATCAACTATGGCTAACAATGTTGTAGGAATTCTAACATAAGGAATTCCTCTACGATAGATACTGCAACAAAATCCTACTAGATCTAATAGGACGCCACCACCTATTGCAATGATAGGTTCACTTCTACGAAGCACATTTTTTTCTTCAAAAAACGCAAGAACACGTTCTGCATTTTTCCAATGTTTTTCGGCTTCGGTAGATTCAATAGTTAATAATTCTACACCTTCAGGAATTCTTTCCTTGTATAGATTATACACTATTTGATCGACAACTGCAATACGTCGTTGACCTGGAATTACCCAAAAGTCTAGAGCATCGGAAACTTTGTTAATTTCGAATTGTACAGGAAGATTAGTTTTTACACGCCAAGTCATAGTAATCTATTTACTAGACTACAGGCATGGGCATAAAAAAACTTGGCCGCTTCTATGTTATCTGCATGGCATTTAAAGGGCAACATACGGAAAAATTGTGTTGCTTCAAATAGTTTTACCAAATTGTATTGCTTGGGATATCTGTATTTTAATTCATCATTAAACAATTCATTAAAGTAAACAAGATTTTCTGGAACTTCATCTATGGAGAAATCCGTTATATTGCCGTTGACTTTGAGAACTCCGTCATTGAGCAACCCGTACAAACTATTACTACATTGGAGCACTTGACTGTAATCCATAAATTGGCTATCAACTATTCCCTCTTCGTACAGATCTATAAACACAATTTTATCAGTGTCTGGATCGTACAGAATATTTTCTAAAGTAGGATTTCCGTGTACATAGCATTCGGAAGAAATCGCTTCGTCAAATAATTTAGAAAATTGTTCAATTTTATTTTTAATTCCGCTAAAAGTTTCGCCTTGATGCACGTAAACATCTAAATTATAAAATTGTTCAAACTCAGGAAACTGTCTAGCATCATTTAGTTTTTGCAAAACTTCTTCTTGAAAGTAAAGTTTAAGACTACTAACGTTTGGTGTATACTTATGGCTGTGCAATCTATCAAAAGTAAACCACAAAGATTTATGCATCTTTTCTGTTTGATACCTTGTTAATGCATTTTCTTTAAACAATGTTTTAATATCTTTTGCATCAATATATTCGATATCAAAATATGCTCCATCGTCTACAAGTCCTGCATCATATACTTGCGGAACAACGCCTGGAACAAGGGCGTTAAATCTTTGTAATTTTTTTAATTGACTGTACCAGCGTACATATCCATATTCTCTATCAGCACTAGTAGAGATAAGTTTTCTTACAAATTTCTTATCTCCATCTATGTGTAATGAAGTTGAATTAAGACTGCCGCCTTTTAACTTGATTATTTGCATTTTAAAATTCTAATACCCACTCTGGTAATGATCCGTTATCAGTCTTATATCCCCACTTGTCGATGGCGATTCTAAATTCTTCTCCAGGTTTTTTATCTATGGCTTGGCGCATGGCTAGTGCTCCTGCCAGTGTTCCGTTAGGATGTCCGTGTACTGCGCCTCCACAGTTGGCAAGAAAGTCAGTGCCAAACTTTTCAGTTGTAGCAGTTACTATGCCAGGATGCATACCACAACTTAATGCTGGCAGTACATTTCTCTTGTGTAGAGTTTCCATTGTGTATTTGAGATCAGTTTCGTCATCGCTGAGATAGCCTCCCCACATGCCTGCATGGATAGTATCAACACCGCATAAGCCTGCAAGGTCACACAATACTGCCCAATCAATACCAAACGGATTACGTTTGTCTGTAAGGATCTTATCACCACTCTTCTGGTAATGAATAAACAAAGGTAAGTCTAGTTTACGAATAGAATTGTAAACACCTAGTCCACTCCAAAAGTTAATGTGAATACCGTTACCGCCATTGTTGGCTACAAACTTAGCACGTTCTAGAATAGTATGATGATCTCCATTGATACAGAAACAATAGATAACATTACGTCCACAGTTATTAACAATGTTGGAAATTAATTCAACACGATCTTCAAGACTGCAAAAACTTGGATTACTTAAAATTTCATCTTCTTTAATAAAATCTACACCGCCGTCTAATAGTTCTTTAACCATGTCGGCTAGTGTACTAGGACTAATACCAGTTTTAGGTTTTACAATAGCACCAGACAACGGCTTGTCATAACGATTTACAAACTTTCTAATACCAGTAATACCTTGACGTGGACCTAGAAAGTTCTTTTCAACATCAGCAGGAAATGCTACATGTTTTAGTCTACAGACTTTAAACATATTAATGTCTAGTTGGCCACCCATAAGTTGACACATCAAATGACTAATGCCATCTCCTTGCCAATCTGTGTTTACTTTAGGAAATCCAATTTTTACTGTGCCTGCATATTTGCCTGTGAGTTCCTCTTCGCTGTGATAAATTACACACGATGACAATTCGAACAAGTCATCATTTTCCCAACGATTGCGAACGTTGGGATTTCCTACACTTTGACCTATGGCGAGATTCCACGCGGCATCCTTTAAGTCGCCAAGAGTTTCGTATGTTTCAATATAATAAGTTACTACAACGCATCGATTTTTTTCTAACTCGGTTAAATCCCGAAAAAATTTCATTCTCGATTCCTTTACTGCTATTTGTTAACGATATCAATCTCAAACTTGTCGTTTGGATCACTAATATTTCTTACTACTACTAACTTGACATCAGTCAAATATTCACATTGACTGATTTCATAAGGACCAAGGACAAAAATTTCACCCGGTCCAAATACTTGATCATTTATTTTAATACTGCCTTCTACTACTAGATTAACCTCAGTACTTTTTTTATGAAAATGATCTTTGTGGAATTCTCCTGCGGTGTGCTGATGGAACCCTACTTCGAAATTTTCTTTTAGAAGACTAGGTTCAAAGTTTCCTATAAACCACCCTTTAACAAAATCCTTAATGTGTGCTTGTTTCATATTAATCAAAAAATGCTGTGTTACTGTTAAAGTGCATAAGGTCGTCAGGTGTGCCTACTGGCCAAAATTCAGAATTATCAATGGCATATTTTTTAACTTTTAGACCACGTTGAATGGAATAGTTATAAACTGGTGCAACATAATATTCACCATTTTCTTTATGGTCATCTGCTATCATCTGTTCTGCATCTTGAAAGAAGTCTCGAGTATGTGCCCAATGATAGAAACCTATTGTAGCATCATTACTAATTACCCGTTTTTCCCGTACTTCTACCACGAATCCGGCTTGCTCCTTAACGTAACTACATTTTGGACTTGTTTCTTTGTAAGTAACAATAAAATTTACATCGGGCTCTCGTTGCATTTGATCTATTAAGTTAAAAGGATTCCATGACAAAAACTGATCACAATTAACACTTAACATAGGAGCATTTACATCTTTAATATGATTTTTTGCCAATAATAAACTTTCGGCTGCACCGCGTGTTCTTCCTTTTGAAATTATAATCTCATCTCCAAGGCCAAGAAGTAATTTTTCTAAATGTTTGTTTTCTAATAATTGATCTTCTCTAACAACAAAATGTATTTTTCCTGGAATCTTAATAGATTCAACAGCGTGGTAAATCATAGGGGCGCCGTTATATATCATTAAAAATTTAGGTAGAGAAAGCCCTACGTTTTTAAAACGACTACCGTCACCGCACATTCCCATTATAATATTCATTTAATTTCTTCCGATATTGTCTCTGCCCAAATTTTATGTGTTTCTATCTTTGGGTGTTTATACTGGTATACAGGCAAATCTTTTTTAAACACATCTTCTAACCAAGAAGATTTTAGATACATATTTTCTATTTCTAGATTCCATTTCTTCTTAATAACTTCTTGCCAGTGATAAGGTGGTTTTCCTACAGCAATAAAATCATAATATCTAATGCCTAAACCTTTGCATAACAATCTTAAATTAACCATATACATTGCTGTAATATGTTCTCCATAACTATCGGTATAGTTTTCATAAAATGCTTCGTGGTACTTTTTTAAAGATTTTTCGTCCACTGGTAAATTATGCAATCTAAGACAGTGCTGTATAGTAACACTATAAATTCCTTGACCACTGCTAACCTCTGATCGTTCAGGACTAGTCCAGCCAATACAAATGAATAAGTCTTTAGGATCTTTTCCGCTTCCTAGCCAGTTATTAATAAAATCGTTGGTCCTTCTAAATATTCTTGCGTTACTAGCGCCACCTTGTGCATCATTAACACAAACTGGAATATTTAAATTTTGACTTAGGAACCAGGGCCAAGTATTGTAATACCGTGTCGAAGCAGAATTCATATCACTGCGATCAGGGATTTCATCACCATGTGTCCAACTGTCTCCGTTAGCATATAGATATTTCATAATGAGTTATTTTTAATATGTTTAATTATTTTTTGAGATACTTCTATATGTCCACGTTCATTGCAATGTCCACTCCTGCCGCTGTCAGGATACTTTCGAGAATATACTCCCCAATCGTTATGCAAATAATTTTTCTTATCAATAAATCTATCCTGATGAGTATTAGGAGACATTATTACGTGTGAAAATCCTGCTTCTTTCAACATCATATGCATCATTAAGATGAGACCAGTATCATTAGTTTGTTTAATTGAATCATCATATAACTCTTCGTAAAATGTTTTAATGGCTGCTAATTTTGTGTCAACATCTTTAAATAGGTATGCAAGATTAGGACCTTCGCCTGAACTAAAGTGAAGGAAATTACTAACAGTTTCACTTATTAATTTAGGTGTCTTATTAGGTTTGAAAGGTATTTCTCTGCGATGCCATGCATCTCTTGCACAATAAGGTTCGTGCAAATGATATTCAACATCTGCTAATGTGTAATTGTTATAAGATTTAGTGACATGATCTGATGGAAGTGTAAATCTGCTATGATTAGTCGTTGATACCAATACTAACGGCTTATCTTTATTCTTGTAATCTTCTATTACTTGCTGGACTTGCAAATAAATGATGTAGTTACAGCACCCGCTTCTCGCATAAATCTTATATGGTACTTCGAATGACTCTGCAACCAAACCTCCAAAACTTCTTTCAAAGCAGTACTTAGATTCTATACCTAAGCCGCAGGCAAAACTATCGCCACAGATTGCAACTTCTTTTACCATAATTTATTTTCCTTTCCGTACTCATGCATGTGATCAGCCCACCATGTGTGTCCTAGTTCACTAGGATGCATATTTAAGATACTGTCTTTCTGATTTGGACTTGTATCTTTGTTGACAATGTAATTGTGGAAACTATGAATCTTATCGTCTTTGTGCATAAAACGTACAGGGTCGATCATATTCCATACCATCTCATCAGGTTGACCTTGATAATGTCTGTTGTACGGGTCATCAGTCCATTGACGAATATGCATGTCATTACGCTGATAAAATGCTTGAAAAAATAAATGCTTAATGCCGTAGTTGTTAAACAATGTTTGCAGATAAAATACTTGCTGAAGATATCGATGCACATACTCTTCTGGATTCCACATATAAGTGGCGTAGAGATCAGCAAACTCGTTTAAGGGCTCCTGGGGATAACGGTGTTTCCACATTGGCCATAGTGTGTACCAAAAATGTTCAAATTTGTTATTAATATTTCTATAATAAAAATCTTTACGCTCTGGACTAGTAAATCCTACTACGACAAATAGTTCACTGGTGTCTTTTTTAGGAGCAAGATATTCTTGTGTAAGCCAACCTACAAGATTTCTAACTATTCTGTCATTACTGGCCGCAGGGTAACTTAAATTTACAACATCATTTATACCTAGATGGTTACCTAACTTTGTAGGCCAAATTTTAGGCAAGCGATAACTATCGTTGGGTTCGTCCCAATCTTTAACACTTTCTGGCAATTTAGGATCACGGATTTCACTACCGTAGGTCCAACTATCTCCACTAACAACTAATCTTTTAAATTTTGGCATATCTATCTCTTATTTTATCGTAATCTCGTGTCGGGTCTAAGTGAGCAACATCTTCTCTCCAAGGTATTTCATTAACGCCTTGTACCCACCTAATATGTGCAATATTTTTTTCTATCGTCTTTTGATATATCATTGTACCTGGGCTTAGATAATAATCGCTGACATCCATCTTAACACCTTCTTTTAAAAAGATGTCATTGTATAATGCTGTATATTTGTAATATCTAAAAGTATTACAAGCAATGTCCATGCTTTGACTATCACCCCAAAAAATTAAATCACTGATACCATGGTGTTCATAGTCTGTGTTATTAATACCTACATTTCCTCCGGCACTGTATATTGTTCTAGGAAGAATAGGAGTCAATGGAAATCTTGCATGTTCATGAAAAATTAAATCGAATCTAGTTTTAATAACCAAGTCGTATCTAAAATTATTTTCAATTTCGTGTTGTTTCTTTAATTCATTGGCCATCATTATGCTGTAAAGCATACTGCCAAAATTACCAACTTCGTCTACATTAATAGGAGGTTCTTCAATAAATTTCATTGGATTATACAAAGACTGTAATTCCAAACTAACGTCTGGTTTCAGTGTCCACGTATGATAGAAAACATCATAGTTACCTAGACTACCAAAAAATCTACGAAAAACATCGTGTCCAAGAATACCCGTGCGAAGTTGTCCGCTAATGCAGATTGCGATTTTACCAGACTTCAAAGCCGCCCTCCTTTTTTGCACAACTTAATTCTGCACTTTGTCTAAACAGTTTAACATCCCAGTGATTATTTTGCAACCGAATATTATTTTTCTTTAAGTAATGAAAGAAAACAAACTCTGGAGTAAATGTTGTTTGTCCAGGATTAGTAAACCATTTTTTATCAATATATCCTAAATTAATATAATAATCAGAAATTAGGTCGTGAGTATCGCTATCAGCAATCCAAAATATATCGCCCATGCGTCCTTTGAATTCTGTAGGGGTCCACCCCATATGAAATCCATGCATGGTCATGGGCTGAACATTTCTATAAAACTCTGTCATGTTATGAGTATAGAATGCATCAAACCTTGCACGAACAACTGCCTTGTATTGTAAATTATTTTCAATTTCATACTGACGTTTTAAATTAGCACAACGCATAATGCCGTAAAATTGACTAATGAAAGGACCGTGTGTAATTGCCTGAGTATCACTAAAAGGAGGAAGTTCTTTACACGATTCAACTAAAAACTTTTTAGGTTTTAATATATCAAGTATTTCTTGTATTTCACTATCTGCAACAGGCACTGGTGATTTATTTGCACCAGCCACACTATTTGGAATAGAATTAAAATCCCAAATATGACAAAAGATATCTATGTTGTCTCTTGTACCACCGTGTTCAAGAATATGCATCCAGGTGTCTTTGCACTTGCGCCATGTCCTTAATTGTCCGCTGAAGCAAATAGCAACTTTATTGACGCCAGGATTGAACATAGTCGCCGCAAACTGCAACTGCTCTTGAGACATATACATAATCAAGTTCCTTATCTAAAATAACAACAACTGCGTTATCAATAATTTGTTTGTATGGGTAGGTCCAAACATAACCTTGACTGGTTAATACACGTTGATCATTTTCATGCCAGAAACAATGTACTCCATTAGCCAACATTAATTCCAATGCTTCTGCATTTTTAGCATGACACCAGAAACGTGTGTTCTTAATAAAACTCAAATCAACTTCGTACGTAGGAGCATCATGTCCTAACATTATTTTGCCGTCAACGTACCAAACATCAACTTCAACATCAAAGTCTGCGCGAATTGCAGACATAATGTATTCTGGACTGTTTTCTTTTTCAGGATATACTCCTGTTAGGTTTCCTCGATGACTGATATATTTCATAATAGTGATTTGCAAAGTTTATAAAACTCTTCCATTTCTGGAAATGTTTCTAAAAAGTTTGTACCACGACGACGATCATGTTCGTCGACAAATCGTACAAAGTCTTTGCGTTTATTTACAGTACTCTGCTGTAGGTGCTCCCCAACTTTGAATGTACTTTCCAAAAGATGATAGACACGTTGTAATTTTTCTACTTCCCAATCGTAAAAGCCATTTCCAGCAAGTGGTTGCCAGTTTGCTGTTTGACGATTTTGATACATGAAAGTCACTTGTTCTTCTACCTGTTTCAAATAATCAGGAGTAAGAATAGTCATACTCAAATGTTCTGGATAACGAAGATACGGAATATCGAAAATTAATGGGTGTACACGATTCTGGTAATGATTAAAAGTGCTATTCAATGCAAGTAAGTCTTTCATGAAAGGCATGTAACTGGTAACACTTAGAATGTTGTAGGTACTCATTATACCAAGTCTACTGTTTGGCACTTGTTCAAGGAATGTAGAACAATTTTCTAACCACTTGACATAATCTAGACCATGTCTGATATACTCTGCACGTTTTCCGTGTGCTTCGCAACTGGTAAACAAGGTAAAGTCTTTGATCATGCCTTCACCTTGAATACGTTTCATTTTTTCTACAAACTTGTTAAACAGTTCATCTGGTATACAGAGGTTACTGTTAATCATTAGTTCAAGTTCAGGGCGTGGATTTTCTATAATATAATCTAAAACTTTAAACGTATCTTTGCTTAATAAAGGTTCGCCGCCTGTAATACGGAAAACTTTCAAAGTCTTATACAGTTCAGGCCACCAATGCCAGAAAGCATTAACATAAGGATTATAGTCCTTATGAGGTATAGGCATCTTGTCAATACTCTTTAACCAATCAATGTTATTAAACTTGTTGCTTGTTGGGTAAGCACCGTGCTGTTCAATCTCTTCCATCCACTTGCTAGATACTTCTGGACTACAATAACTGCACTTAAAGTTACAGACGTTGCTGAAACTTACTTCCATGTAAGTTGGATTGAAGTTTCCTGCACCTGCAGACAATACTTCGTCTAAGTTTTGGCTCCACGTTTCAGCACTCTTAGCAACACGGTCACTGAAAATGTTTGATTCTTTAACATTGTCTTCAACGTTCCAGCAGTAGCCACACTCTTCAGGACGATCACCATCCAGCATACGTTGACGTTGTTGCTTCTTAAAAATAGTGTTGTGTAATGCACTAGGATCTGCGGCAATTTCTTGCAGTGGAATCTTATGTGTGTTAGGATGATGGCAACTATGTGTATGACCTGTGGCCAAGTGAATCGTTACTTGGTTCCATTTTGCCAAGCACATACCTGGGCCAACTTGATCTAATGCGGCTTTTACACTAGGATAAAAGTCAATTTTACTTGCCATTACTTGGCTCTCCTAATAATTCGAGGTGTGTTCATGTATACTGTTTTAAAAAATTTGCTGGATTTCGTATCCATATCAGCAATTTCTAAATCTAATTCATGTCTAAGTGTTTCACCTAGACCCATAATCTCATACGGTAACATCTTGTCTGTTACTTTACTATACTTTTCTTCCCATTGTGTAGTTAGATATTCAAAGTCGCGCACATTGGCATAGTCCCAGTCTGTGCAGTTAGTCAAATAACAACCTTCGCGAGCGCCATAAATTGCCCAGTCGCCGTTTTCAATATCACTGCCGACACTGCACCAAATGAGTAATCGTTGATAATTTTGCCACCATATGTCTTTGATACTGGAAACCTTTGCTCCTTGATCCAGGGACATCTTTACACCTTCGCGGAACCCTGCACGGAATGCTTGAAATGGACTTGCGTTGATAACGCTGGTAGAATAGTTTTCGTTGAACTGATAATATCTGTCATCAAAACAAAATTCTACTAAGCCTTTGGTATCACTTGGATCGCTGTTTTCATGTGTTCGCATGTTATTGACAAACTTACGTGTCCATAACTTAAGGCCACCGTTGCCGTACATTAAGTTGTTAACATTAACTTTACCACACCAACTAAACACATGGTCTGTCGTAAGTCCTAACGCATCTAAATCAATTTCAACATTAATAAATTCAGGATCGACAACGTTATCACCATCGACTGTGACAAAGTATTCTGTTTCACTCAAGGCAGCACAGGCCTTATGAGCCGCATCGCTGCCTTTAACCCCATGTACACGCTTGGCCCATGGTATCTTACTGCACAGGTCTGCGTAGTTCTTCTCAGCATTTGGTTCGTCATAACTGAGATAAATGATATCTTGTTCTGCTATTTTTATTTTCATGATTGTATATGTACGTAACTGTCAAAAACTCTGCGGCAATAAACACTAGTTGGCACCATTGCGGACTCGTGTTTAATCGTAAATGTACCTGTTTGTAATAGATCGAGTATTCTAAATTTTAATATTCCATATAATACATTGACATCGTCGGGTTTAGTAGAATAAAATGCCAAATTATAATTAACGTGATGTGACTGGCCTGCTAAAACTGTTTTTAGTTGTTCGCTGATTGTCAACGTCCACGTACCGCCAGCAGTATTTTGAACTAACTTAACACTTGCCTCGCCAGTGTTAGGCATTTGATATACTTCATCATTCCAGTTAAAACTACGAACGTCACCGTCTGCAATGTTTTGCATGATATATTCATTAGTTTTAAAATCCATGACTACGTGATAGTCTGCCGGACTATCTTTATTACTACGTATATCAGATAATTCAGCATTATTGACCTGAATATAATTTGTTTCCCCAAGAATCAGATAGTTAGAGATGTGTTTAATTTGTCCAGTTTCTGGATTAAAATAAACATAGTTACTAACAGGCTTGCTAAGTTCTGCTTGATAGGCAATAAGTTGCTCTAAGGTCATTTCAGACATAGTGCCTCCAATTTTGAAACTATCTTATCTGTTAAAAAGTCTTTTTCAGTGTAGTGGAATACACCTTGCTGACGATAGTTTGCTATTTTTAGTTCGCAGGCATCGTCAAAGTATACTGCTACACTTTGCATCCAACTATCAGTAGGCTCGGTCCAGCCTTGTATACGACTCTTCATGTGTATAAATGTCACAGGATCATGTTTTATATTAGTAACTTTTTCAGAAACATCCATTACCTTAGCGGCTAGTGCGGCTGTAATGTCCATACTAGCACGTTCTGGATAGTGTTCGCTGACAAATTTACCATAAAATAGTTCCCAGTTGTTGGTAATAACCTCTACCCAAGAATAAAATTCTTTAGCAAAGTCGCCTTTCTTAAAATAATGTAATCCAGAATATAAGTTAGGTAATTGATTGGCTGTAAATGCTTTGCGATAATAATCGTCGGTAACTATTTTGTTGCGATAATCTAATACTTTACCTGTGTAATACACATCATAATTTTCAAAGGTATTCCAAAAACTATTCAAGTCGTCTAGCACTAGCATGTCTGTATCTAGTACAACTGTTTGATCATACGGACTTGCGTGATAAATTTTCCAACGATTTTCAACTTTGAATCTGCTGTCGACTGCGGCATCACCCCAAGGTATTGGAATAATATTTTCAAATACAGACTTGTACTCTTCAGGAACTATGTCATCTGTGATGATAGATATGTTAGATACAGTTTGTTGACTTAGTTTTAAACTTAGTGCTAGTGCATAGGCCTGTCTAATATAGTCAATTGTATCAGTATTCTGTGCAAGAACAACGTAACCTTTAGTCATTGGATTGTCCTTGCATAACTCTGTGTAAACTAAACTTATTCATTAAATGTACGCTGACATCTTTTGTTTTTATTAAAGTATACTCGCCCTGACGGTTTTGTTTTTCAAGTAAAACACGGAATCCCGAATCATCCATGCTGACTAACACATCTTTATCCAAGGTAAACACCATGCGTCCGGGCATTTTTCCTTGCCACGACTCGCCAGTGTAACCATTCATAATGTGTAGTGCAATGCTAAATGCATGGTCATTGCGATACATGTGACTGGCAAACTGATAAACTAATTTGTAGTAGTCCCAGTTATCACGAACATGGTCTACTAGATCAAAGAAAGTTTTTGTTAACTCGCTTTTACGGAACCAAAAAGCAGTTGCCCAGTAAAAGTCTACAGTGTAGTCACTTACCTTTTCGAACTCTGCATGGTGTCTATGTCCTGCAAGGTCATAGCCTTCTTTGTAAATTAAAAAATCTTGTTCTTGTTCCCAACAATGTTTAAGAATATCGTTAGCCAAGAAGTAATCACTGTCAATTACTAGTGTTTCATCATAAGGGGTAAGTTCGTAGGTCTTGGTACGTAGACTATTTTTAAAATTACCCTTCTTATGTGTAAGTGTACCATCTGCGAATTGTCTAATATTTCGAGTATTAAGAAGTTCTGCTGTAGATTTCAAGGAAGGATCTTGCCACACATCGATTACTGTATCAAAATAAATTCTATCAGGGTCAACTTTGTCAACTTGCACAGTCGAGTCCGTTACTAGACATACAGGAACACCTAAGTACATTTTAACTCTGCGGGCGGCTTCTTTAGCCATGGTGATGTAATCTATTTCCTCATTATTAAAGGCATAGATTAAACAACCTCGACTCATTGAGTGATGCCTTCTACACTACGTTGCTTACGTAGTTTTTGGTATTCTGTATAGTATTCGTTGCTGGCTGTAAAGAACTTGTTCATAATTGTTTCGAAGAAGTCATTTAAGTTAGCAATTTCCACCGGGACATCGTTGTCATCAATCAGAATGACGCCTGTGTCGTTACCTGTATCTACTAGTAACTTAACAAAATTGATTAATTCTTTATTAACGGCAAAGCATCCGCCGTTGTGATAGTAAATGATATCAGCCAAATACTTTTCTTTAAGAGCACGCCGTTGATTATTAAGTGTTACGCTATAATTGGCAAACTCTAGTGCTTTGGATAAACGTTCATCCATTAAAAATCTCCTAGGCTATATTGTGTATTATATAGCACTAGGAGACAGATGTCAAGAAAAATATTAAGTAATGGCTGTTGTTGTAGTGATAGTTGGTGAATTTACTGCTACATTTGAGCCTGTTGCACGACGAAGGTCGATACGACTTGTTAGAGTACCTGTGACCACTTCGTCAAAGTTTGGATTGCCACCTTTGTTATCATTAAATTGAATATTAAAGAAAACGTTACCAGCGTTGTCTGTACGTGCATTAATGATATAAGTGTTTGTAGAATAGTTACCAGAACCCACACGACGGAAGATTTCTTGGTTACTTGTTGTTAATTGATAAAAACCTACTGCTTGTGTAGTTCCTGCACTACCAGTTCTTGTTGTGCTATTATGGTTAAAAATAATTGTTCCCATAGTAGAAAACATGCCTGACCAATCTGTAAAAATTTGGTTAACACCAGTGTCACTGGTTCCGCCTGTTAATGTAACACGGAAACGAATATCTCCACCGCTATTAAAATAAAAACGTGCGGCATCGTTAGAACCAAATGCTACAGTGATGTTGTGTGTTAATAAACCGTTCCAACTTGCTGTACGTTGACTGGTATTGGCATCAGTTGTATCTGTAAATTGATTCCCTAGTGTGCCACCTGCGCCCAATGCTAACTTGTTAGTTTCAATGGTAGTCATTTGGCTTTCAAGATTGGCTGCGAACGCATCAGTAACTTGGTCTGCTGTAGTTACTAACGGAAAAGCGCCTGTTCCTGGACTAGGTGCTTCATTATTAGCAGTCTGGTGTTGTCGTGCCTTAATCATATCTGTACGTAGATTCAACACTCTAACAAGGTCTACGTTGCTACCTACTGCAACCTGACCGCTGACCAAAGCCTGTCCGTATCCGCTGTTACCGGATCCTGTACCCATGATAACATTAATCCTACTCTGTAGGTTATTATATCTTGTTGCTGTAATTAAATCACCGACTGCCATAATTCTTCCTTTTAACCTTGTTTATTATATATCATTATAATACTAATACTTCTATTTTTTTGATGCCAACATCATCGCTGGATTCTAACGCAACTCCAAAAACATCAGTATGTTGGTGGAATCCGGCAGCAATAGCGCATCCATTATCGGATGCAACCAAACGCTGTCCTTTACGAACTGCGCCAATAACTTTACATGGAACACGACCTTTTAGAGCAACATAAGTTCCGCCTTCTAATTCGCTGTTCATCATATATGCAGGCGCAGTAGAAACTACGCCAACTGCTAAATCACCAAATTTAACAGCAGTAACTTCTTTTTCTCCACCAATACACACAACTGTGCCAGACTCATATTCAGCATCAGCAAGATATTTTTCTGCCAAGTCAGCGTAACGTGCTGTTGTTGCTGTACCATTAAAGATAGTAGCAGTAATGTTGCCTGAACTATCACGGCAAGCCACTGTGTTTGCAGTTGCCGCAGTACTTGCTTGACGGAATACTGGATTATTAAATAAATCTACTCCTACTTGTAATGTTGCCGCTTGTGTGGCTGTACCTGTAAAAGTGTTAGAGTAAATATTGGCCCATTTCTTAGCATTTGTTCCTAAGAAGAAAGTGCTGTCAGTTCCTGGAGATAGGCTTAATGTTGTTGCGTCGATAACTGCGATATCTTTTGGAATACCTGCCTGTCTTGCACGGAAGGTTAACTTTGGACCAGATTGGTTTTCGTAAACAGGAGTTTGTTGATCGTCTGGATCAATGTAAACTGCTAGATCTTGTCCTAGACCAACTGTTAATCCGTCGTCGGATGAAAAGTTAACTAATGTATTATTAGTTCCTTCTGAAATTTCTTTTAGTTTAGCACCAGAAACAAAATTACCTAGACCGTCTACAATACCTTGAGCGGCAGCAGAAATACCCCAAAATCTATGAGCACTGCTAGTAACTTGTTGACCTTCTGTCAAAGTTCCAACTGTATTAGGTAGTGTTATACCCTTCTTGAGAATGCTGTATCCTGCAATAGGATTAGTTGTATTATCAAGAGTAAATTCTGCTTTAGAAATAATATAAGTTACTTCTTCAAGTCCTGTACCACCAATAGTGGCAGCAATAATAGAATACAAATTAGCATCAGTGCCGCGTACTTGTCTAGATACTAACTGAGTAGTACCTGCACCTGCTGTCTGTGGTCCGACCACTAGCCAGTCATTGCTTGTACGAATTTTTAATTGATTTAGTCCAGAATCGAACCATTGATCGCCTTCTGTAGCGCCAAGTGGTGCAGTTTCACCGTATTCAACGCCGCCGGCTGTTTTAAACACTTTAACGCCACCTGGCGCTTCACCTGTGTAAAACTTGATTTTTTTAGAAGGAACATCATACCATAGTTGACCGCGAATTGCTCTAGGTGGCGGACTACTACTGGCAAAATTTTCCAGCATGTGTAAGAAATTTTCGTTTTGAAGTTCGCCGTATCCAGCGTAATTCTTACCAATAAGTTTGATA